GCATGCTAACAGGCGACTGACATAGCGCCAAAGAATCGGGACCCCCTGGGACAATGCAGACTCACAAAGAGCCGTCCCGCGCAGAAAAGACCACGCGAAACGGGGCTCGCGCAAATGGTAATGACTGGAAGCACAATGACTTATGATCTTCTTCCAGCTACGCACCATTTGCCAGCCCCCATTGCACCAGACCGGCCTCGACTGACCAAACTCGACCTCCTCAACGACACGAACTGGAGCGTCCAGGACCATCTCATGGCCTGAAACAAATTCGGCAGCTGCCGCGAATCGAGCAACGACCCGCTGGGAGACGTCGAGAGGCAAGAAGAGCAACGCGTTGTCGCCGTCAACAAGCGTGTCCCACTCCTGCTCGCACAGGTAGGACATAGTCGCCATGACAACAGCCAACATGACAAGGGAGTTACCCATGCCAGTGTTGAAATCTCCACTTGCCCGCCCCCCAGCGCGACCGAAACGCAGACCAGCCGAAGTACGCCCTTTGTTAAACAACTGCTGAGACAACGCAGCCGCAAGCTCAGCCGAGCCATAAGCGGCGTTGTAAACGGAGTGTTCTTCCCGCAGCTGCAAGACGTCCAGATGTGCCTCAAAGGCCTTGCCGTCTACCTGCCACACCACGCAGTCACGCATCGAGCTAAACTTCCTGACTATTAAGTTTGCCCGCTGCACCCCATTCAACCCCTTGGCAACAACCCTGGAGTTTCCGACACCTGAGATCGCCCTTGACTTTAAGTTACCCCAAAGCCAGTGCTCGAAGGGCTTCAGCCAAGATGCCAAATGCAGATTGTACCTAGGTGACCTTGGAAAAATCATCCTAGGCTTCGCGACATTCTGCGGATGGCGCTTCTCAGCCTTCAGAAAAGCTCTCAACTTGACGTCCGCCGAGCTGACCGGACCGTCAAGCATCAATGAGCTTTCCGCCTCTAGGTATCTCCTGCGCAGAGCTCCCCTGTAAGTTTGCGCAGTCTCCAGGTAGCCCCACCTATGACCGCGATATCTCCTGGCGACACCCCTCAGCCGCCCGAAAGCAGCCAAAAGGTGCCCGCAGCCAGGATCACCCGGTTGGGGAGTGGGACCGAGAGTACGTCGCAAAAGAGCGACATACTCATTGTGCCAACACGTGCCATGGACCACGGGTACCCAAGTACCAGGCAGGCCCGACACGGCACAGGTGAACATGCTTCTCTTACTGTCAGAACAAGCCGTGTGTCCGCTAGTGTCTAGGTACGCGTCATCCCTGATAGGGTAGGAGGCCCTACCAACACAGACGCCACTAACAGCCACACGGCGGTCCTAACAGTAAGGAACAGAGACTCCGTGAGTCAACCCGGGCATGGCCTGGACAGCGAGTTTCTCACCCAAGGACTGCCCAAAACCACAAACCACAGATCCATGAAGCCCCACAGCTGCGTCAAGCCAACTCAGCTGGACATCCCGCACCCAGGAAAGAGCGCGATGCCGAAGGGACATCAAGAGCATAGAATCACGAGCCCGAAAGCCCGCAAAACATGCCAACTCAGCAACGAGACTGGGAAAGACAGTCAAAGCAGAACCGTCTTTCAGCTCTATGTGAAGAAAAACTTCTCCAGTCTCCGAGCCCTGTTTACTAGTCATGAGTCCGCCTCCACGAACTCTTACCCCGTCCGCAACCAGTGTTTTCATGCAAGCCACAGCGGGTGCATCCATTGCGCTGGGGAGGTCTGGTTTCCACCGCCCAGCAAGCAACTCTGACACCACACCGCGCCTCCCACCGAGCCGCTGCTGCAAGGCAACGACCCACCGACTGCGAGGACGGAGTCTGGCAGCTGTCGCCGCCGTGACACCCGAGGATGCCACACCCGCAACGTGAAAAGGGTGACCAATCCTTTCACGAGGAAACTGTCTAGACCTAACTATCCCTTGCAGGACCGGGATGTAGGCACCGGCTAACGCCAACGCCAGCACAACGACCGCATGCCCACCCACAGAAGGGGCAACCACACGGCCGCGAACCGACGCCAAACGCCTAACTGCCTCACCCGCCAGCCACCGGCCGAACTGACGAGTAGGATGACACGCG